TTTGAAAGGATGTTCAGTATATGTTTCAGAGCCATTACGGGGCAACGTGACAGCCGTTGATGTTCTAGAAAAATTAGCTTCTTTTGGTAAGTTACTTGCGTCAAAGTGCATTCTAGTGTATCAGTCTGGAAATTTAGAATTATTTTTCAAGACTCAAGCAAAGAGTGCTTATGATGATGAGTATACTTTTATTACTTCCCAGAAGACTAGGGTCGATTTAGGCCGCAAAGCCGATGTCGACGAGGAGACTTATGATAGGCGTGTTAGCGAATGCATTCAAGCCACTTTAGCATACTTGAATACATGCAAGTCCAATGAGAGAGGATTTTATTCCACGCGCTTGGGAATTTTGCGCGACATTCAAACCTCCAGAACTCTCAAGAAGAAAGAGGGAGTTCGTATAAAGCCTTATGGCATTGAACTTTTTGGAGGAACGAGTGTTGGAAAGTCTGCGAACGCCAATGCATTTACGCGATTTGTACTGATGTCGAATGGATATGACTATAGCAAGAGTGCCGTGGTTTCTATCAATATGCAAGATAAATTTCAATCAGAATTTGAAGCCCATCACCAGGGTGTAATATTTGATGATATGTGCAATACCACTTTAGAATTCACTGACGGTTCTCCAACTCTGGCTATCATTATGTTTCTAAATAACATACCTATGGCAGCTCTCAATCCAAATGCTGAATTGAAAGGAAAGATTATGATCAACCCTGGTGTCGTTACGGCAACGACGAACGTGAAAGATCTACTTTCAAATCAGACCTCAAATGAGCCTGCGTCAATCAACAGGCGTTTCAATGCCATTATTACAATGACTGTTAAGCCCGAATATTGCAAACCAGGCACGCAAATGCTTGATCCATCCAAGATAGCTCACATGGCCGGATTACAATTTCCGACTTATGCTACGTATACAGTTGAAGAAGCGCGTTACAGAGAGAATACGACAGGAGACAAATTCAAACCAGGCAAGACAAAAAGTGTCACTTATGTTACACGCGAATTCGAAGGAAAACCACTTGTCGATGTTGAGGTCAAGACTTTGCTGCGTTTCTTGGCAGCTGATTCAGAAGAACATTTTGCTCAACAGAAGGCTTTTGTTGACACTCAGAATAGTTTGGCTGGTATACCCCTGTGTGCCTGTGGTTCACCCTTAGAACTATGTGGTGAGTGTGAAGTATTGGATTCCCACTTTGGAATCGCTGGCAGTGGGGATGTTATTGAATATCTATCATCGTTAGAGGCACGCCTTGTTGATTGGCTCAATGATTTTCTGTTGAGTCTTATAGCTTCCAAATATGGGACAGCCATTATCGCTTATCTTATGAGGGACAAGTTGAAACAGATTGTGTTTGATAGTATTGGTTATTATCTAGTTTGTGTGATATTGACTCTTATGTATGATACTTATGCCCATATCCGAGGATCATGGCTGGTAATTGTTTTTTCGTTAGGATACGTTGCATATATTTTCGCTCGCTTCCAATTCTTGCGAAAGTCAACTATCCACAAATTTACGAACCTGCCTTTACCTTCTCAATACATTCGTGAACTGAGTTGGAAGACGCGTATGAAGATTCTATCTTTTTTAGTTACGGTCGGAATTTGGAAGATCCTGAGGACGTTAGTTGAAAAGAAGAAGACTTTGCCCACACCCCAAGCTGCTGGACCAATACGTCTAGAACCAGATGCAAAACCATGGCAGTTAGGATTTGAGTTTTGGGACACGCGTTCCAAGGAAAG